ACCCTATACTTGTAAATGTGTAAAAAAAGCCCCACGAACGTATGCAGTACATATTGTTGTAGATTTCAAAACCCCCTATCCCTATCAAATTATTCATGAAAATGTCTATGTTCATCATCTGTAAATTCCTTTCCATACTTGTTATAAACACTGCAATCACCAATCGTGAACGCATCTTCAACTGGGAAATAATATATTAGCATTTCACAAAACTTTTTATAAGGTAAATGGAAACCATAACGAGATGAATAAACTTCTTCATCAGGTTTGTTTATTATCTTACCAAGAAACAATGGAATTACATTGTGTGTGGCAATCTCTTGGATTGCATACAAGTCATCGGCATCTAATAAGTCCACATCAAAGTATGGTTCATTGTACTCATAAAATCCATCTACTATTTGATTTACTTTCATATCTTATTTATTAATCATTGCAAGTAGCATTGCATAGTTAGCAAGGTCCATGATTGAATCATTGATTGATTCATTCTTTGGTGCATCATTACTATTAAGCAATACACCTAACCTTGCAACCTTTGTTGCTATAAGGTTTAAACAATTAAGTTGTGCATTCCCACCAGCTATTTGACCAGCCATCTTGAAGTTTGATAACCTATCTGCATTAGCATAGTCATCACCCTTATTAAGTAATACCTCACGCATCTTATTAATATACTGATCAAAAAATTCTTGTTGTTCTTGTTTTGTCATATCACTACAAAATTAATAAATTATTTTATCATCCTTTAAACACATGGCTTCAAAGCCCATTTCACGCAATTGGTCAATCCTATATCGTTGTAATGGCTTTAAGGTATCATTACCAGTCTTACACTCAATAAACACAACCTTGCTATCTTTTAAACACATAAGGTCAGGGAATCCATTCTCACTTAATCTAATAATGTTTAACACCATATATCCTTTGTCTTTGTATTCTTTTATTACTTTACTTTGGTAGTTCATAATCCCTTTTAAACATTCTTAATGTGTAGTCCTTTTTATTAGTAACACTCTTATATATTTTGGATTCAATACCTTTTCGAGCAAATACCCAATACACATCATTGTTCTTGCGTTCCATTGTAGTCATCCTATCCTTTGACTGGAAGTAACTGATTGCACTGAAATCAATGTTATAATATACCAACGCATCTGCTTCACGTAACGATATGCCCTCACGTCCTGATATGATCTGAAGTGCTATATTCTTATCACTACCATTAAACTCATCTAATGTAGTGCATAATGTATCACCAAACACTTTCTTTAATATATCAAGTTCACCTTTAAACTTATAGAACAAACCAATCTTTTGACCTTTGAACTTATCACGTATATATTCCGCCTTTGATGTGTCAAGTATTACAACACTACCATCTTCAAGAATACATGAGCCACTGCACAATTGATGTATCTTGTTTTTCATCTTTACTGATGTATCTGCTATGATTGCTCCAGCACGACCAATAACAATCTTGTCCTTTTTTAATGTATTAATAATATCGTGTGTGCTTTCTTTTATATCACACCATAATATGTGTTCATTAACATTGGATTCAAATCCAGCTTCTGATTGTGTGTATGTTATAATGTGCTTATCAATGTATGGTTTGATTTTATTATAGTCAGCACTTGAATAGTCTTTGACATTGGCATAACCAAAATTGCGTTCGGTAACATTGACAAAATCCTTTGACCATTTATAGAAATTGGTCCATTGTTTAAATGGTGAATGAATGCTAACCCAATATTGATGATAAATTTGTGAATACGATTCCGCGTTTGGTGTACCTGATAAGAATATCATTGGCAATGTGGACCAACGTTGTTTGATTAGTTTAGTTGATTTGTTTGGCTTTGGAAACGAACCATTTCGATGATGCTCATCCGATACCAATATATCAAAGTCACCATCTACTTTGTGCAATGATTCGTTGTTTATTATTGTTATATCAAAGCTAAAACCAAACTTATCATAATCATCTTGTATGCTGGTAATGGCTTTCTTTTTAGTTATAAATAAAACATTAGATGCACCGAGTTCTTCACATATTGATAGTGATGTTAGTGTTTTACCAGTCCTAACCTCCATTTGCAAATAAAGCAAACGATGGTCTGCAATGATGTCAACACCACGCCTTACAATATCCTTTTGATAATCTCTTAACTCCATTAAAACAACTTTTGTTGCAGTTTATGATCATTCAATCTTTTCATGGCTGCATCATAATATTCTTTGTCCAACTCACATGCAGTCAAATCATATCCTAAATTATGACAAGCAATAGCAATTGAACCACTACCAAGATGCGTATCAAGTATTTTATCACCTTCATTCGCATAGTTCATTAATAACCATTCATATAGTTTAATTGGTTTTTGTGTTGGGTGTTTTTTTTTGCCATCATAATCTGGTAATGTTGACAATCTTTTAAATATTCGAATATTTTTTTCAATACTACACCATGCTAATTCAGCTTCAGAAAAACTTAAATTTGGATTTAATTTATCCCAAATAATCCAATTGTTGTTTAATGATAATTTAAAATAATTACCACCCCAAATAATTTGATGTTTACTTACTCTAAATAATTCATTAAAATAAATATCATTTGGTACATCTCTGTCCCAATCCTTTCCCTTTTTAAATTCGTGCAATCCACTTCCCATTGTCATTTTACCAGCACCAATCCCATAAGGCGGATCAACAATAGCAAGGTTAAAATGATTATCATCATACCTTGCCATCAGGTCCATATTATCTTCGTTTGTTATATTCATAATTTAAAAAGGTAAATCATATTCAACCATAAACCAACGATCACCATTGGTGTGTCCTTCGGTATATTCACCGCCAATGTAGTTTGCATACTTCTTAACCCAAATGTTAAACTTCTTTTGTGTGAGCCATTTTTTGTAGTCCTGATAATCATTGACAAACTGGTCAAACATATTTCTTTTGTTTAGTCTAACATTAAACAATTCAGTTCCATCATAATTGCACCACTCATAAAACTCTTGTGATGTTTCACTTATGAATTTACGCAATTTGATATTCTTTGCATTGGTTTGCTTAATTAGTTTGTGTTTAAAATATAATTGAATACAACCCACCATGTAATTGTCAAATCGTGTGTACTCATCCTCATCCCAATCATCAAACAAAGTCCGACCAAAATCATCATATGGTGTTAAATCACTATTATAATATTGAGCCACCTCAACTTCATGCCTTCTTCGGTCATGGCTATTCCCTTCACCTTTGATTGCATAGTTGGTTGATATTAACATTTTTGGTGATTCCTCAACGTTTAACTTGATTGCATCCTTTCCTTTGCGTTCCAATGTTATTCCTTCAGTAACCAAACTAAACTTTGATTCAAAATCAAAATTCTTTTTAACATCATCAAAAACCAGTATTTGTGTATCTTGACTTATGGTCTGATATGGAAACGATTTCTTATCATCAAAGGACTTTCCATCTAATATGCCAACACGCCGAATCTCTTTTAATCCCTGAACAAATAAACCTTTACCGGTTCCACCCTCCGGATTGTCACTAATAACTTCATCATTTAATATGATTGCTTTATTATCAATCTTATTCTTATAGGTATGTAATAAATATCCAATTGTGCATTCAATGGATAATGGTTCCCCATTACTTATGTTATTAATAAACTTTTGATAATCATTATCAATATTGTCCGTTTCATTATAATCACGATCAATGATTTGGTTTTTCCATATATACCCATTTACATTGACATACTCATTTAAAAATACTTTGTCCTTTGTAACTTCTAAAATACCATTTCTAAATGCAATGAATGATTTGTGTTGGGTATCATTCAACATCATCAAGTCAATTGTTTCAAGTATTGTCAAAAATGAATCAGTGAACAAATTTTGATATGTTGCCACATATGAATAAACATCTATTTCATTATTGTCTAACAAATAAGATAAAACAAAATCCTTTATTATTTCCGTTGATGTTTCCGATACAATATTTGATTTGATTTTTACAAACGATGGTTTAAGACTATCAGCAAAGAAGAACTTTTTAAATCCATTCCTTTCTAAAAATAGTTTATACTTTAATGGATCAATCTTAATGTTCTGCTTCTTATCATAATACCAAAAATCATCATGTTCTGATTCATGGGATATTTGTTCATATACTTCACCATTTATGTTGTGCAGTTCCTGAACCTTTTCTTTTCCATACTTTAAATCCTTTTTAATACTATCTATTTTAGACCAATCTTCAAAATACTTGCAACCAAATTGTCTGATTCGATATGCACTTTTAATGGTATTAACTAAACTATCATCAATGTAATCTTCAAAGACCACATTATTTTTTACATAATTAATTGCATTAATTTCTTGAACTCCATATTCACAAAACGCACCACATATATCAAAAACAAAAGAATTTCGTTCACCAACAACATAATCCTTTTGCCAGTTAAAATTCATTATTAAATCAATCTTCTTAAAATCATCATTGATTGGTATGGTTGGAATCTTTTCAGCAATTAAAAAACCATCATCAACCAGCTTTGGATTGTATTGAATAGCTTCATAATTAATGTAAATATTTGGATCGTATGATTCGAAACAAACTCTATCAACGTTGCAAGTAGCATTATCGAAATAGTCATAAAGGTGATCCTTATTAAACTGTTTAAAATATTGTTCATGTTCTTTAGCTGTGCATTTTGGGATTGATACAATGGCTTTGTATCCATTTCGTGATGGTGACATAAATACTGAAACAATATGTTTGTTCTGTTTCAACTGGTCAAACATCATATCCATCTTATTATTTGGTATTTTATCAAAGTCCAATACCATTAAACCACTATGTTCTTTTAGTCCTGACTTTCTTCTTTGTGTAAACTCACCACTAAAAATAACACAAGGTAATTGATTTTTTAATTTGGAACGTGCATCACCTTCCAATGTCATCATCTTATCTATGATGTGTTTTGACTTTCCTTCCTTTATTCTTTTAAGTGCCTGATCAAGTTGGATACAATAGGGCACATCACTGGCTTTAAATAGTGATTTAAAGATTGAAATCTTTGTGTTTTTTATCATATTGTGATTGCAAATGTATAATTTTTATTTTTTACTAAACAAAACAAATCCTATGTGTCCGCGTAAAACACTGATAATCATATGTTTTAACAATTTAGGACACATTTTTTTCTGAAGTGACCCCCCCCCCTTAAAATGAAAATGATTTTTCAGGGGTAGCAATAAGGGAAAAAATCTCAAAACGCGTCCTAATTAATAAAATGTTCTATGGCTTTGTCGATTGAACCATATGATTCAAGAACTTGCCATCCTAAATTTTCGATGTGCTTCTTTGAATAATGATCATACGTTTCCAATCCAATGGATTGCAAATAAAAATGTCCTAAATCTTCGATTGTGTATTGCATAATGTATGTATATTAAAAAACCCCTCACCATATGATGAAGGGTTTGTTGTTAATTAATTATTTAATTTTTCTAATGTTGCAGAATTATATTGGATTCCTTTTATCAGACCTACACCATACTCTAAAGTGTATCGAGTACCTATTCCGTTTTGAATTACGTCAGCCCAGTATTTGTTAGATTTTCTGTACTCATAATTTTTTGCTAATTTAAACTCAACAAAACTTTCAGTTATGTTTTTAGTTGTTTTGATTGATTCCATTAAATTTGATCCTTCGTAAAATGTAATTGTGTTGTTCATTTTGTTATTGTTTTTTTTATTATACTTCAAATATAGTATAAAAAAGTAATACAATGCAAGTTTTATTTTATTTTTTTTATTGTAAAATATTTTAATACATTTGCAGTTCAATATAACACAATGAAAAAAAATATTATTATCTACTTCGCAACATACCTACCATTCAGCTTGGTATTGTTTGCCCTTAATTATTCAGTCATTGCAACAATTTTCTTTGTCATTGGCATTGTTTCACTTTTAGAATATTACTATGACAGAATATGAAAAATCACAACTTCGTTTATTAGTTTATGATAAACTTGATGAACTGCAAAAAATGCACGTTGAATATTATAATGATGACGAAGAACATTATTCTCCAGCATTAAGAATAGAATCAAAAATTAGAGAATATCAAACCATATTGGAAAAACTTAAATGAAATTTCAAAACACAATATCAAACGAACTCAAAGATATTTTGAAGTGTTGCACAACTGTTCCTGAACGAATAAAGATTGCAGAGAAACACAACATATCAATCCACACACTTAACAGTGTACTTGAAGGAAAACGAAATATCACATACAATAATCACGATGCAATACTTGAACTACTTGCTCAGGCAATTAGCAATGCAAAGTCTTTCCATATGTCATTGATTGATTATTTTCACGAAACAAAATTTATTAAATTTATATAAACATGGCAATTTTAGCAACAACAAACCAAAGTAAAAAAAGCATTGAAATCATTCCAGCCGGATCATATCCAGCAAGATGTTATTCGATGATCCACATTGGAACGATTGAAGAAACATTCAATGGTGAAACCAAAGAACGAAACAAAGTACGCATCACTTGGGAACTACCAACTGAAACAATGACATTTAATGAAGAACGTGGTGA